TGACAATGGACATCGTATGGGAGTTCAGTTTTTTTTTGAACAAACGAACTTTGGCATCAATCAACGTTATAAAAACCTTTTCAGAAATGGCGGAACAAAAAGTATCGCAGTAGCGAAGGCAAGTAAGATAATGAAGCCATTTGGTTGGCTGAACACCTTATATGACCTAGCACTTGATGGAGTATTTACAAAAGAGGGTAAAGATGCTATGCAAAGTGTAAAAGACGAAAAGTTGTATAAGGTTTTAACATACCTGTCTTGGAAAACTGCAAAAGGAGATTATGAATTAGCTGTTAATGAAGAACAGCGAAAACAGATAAAATAATGAGTTTTACAAAACTTAGAGAAATAAGAGATAGCTTTGAGCAACAATGGATTAATGGTGGCTTTGTTTTTGGTTATGAGAATGAAATAAACGAGAATCATAACAATGACTACCCGTTATTAGTTGTTTTACCTCCAACATCAGAGCTTCCTGCTACGGAAGGTGATGTGCAAGAAGAATACACCTTTGAGTGCCTTATAACAAAACCCTACTACCAAAACCAATCAGGTTCGCTTGACGTGGTATTTAGTTTATTGGAGCAAGAGGGTTTGACTTGGTTGCAAAGGGTGTTGGATAGCTACACAAGTAAAGAAGTAATTTTAAGTCCTGACAGTATATCTGTCGAACGAGAAAAAGAGTTGTATAACGACAAGTTGATACAAGTCAGGCTTACTTTTACTTTAAATACGTTCTCTCACAGCCTTTTAGCTATGGATGAAGCACTTGTTATGTCTTACGACCCAAAAGTATGGCTAAAGGCAGATATGGGCGTTAAGACGGAGTTCTTTGGCGGTAACGAGGTAGTTAACAAGTGGATTGACCAAAGCAGCAACGGAAATGACTTTGTGCAGACTACTAGCACAGCAAAGCCAATATATAAGTACGAGAATACAGATAATGGCTATCCTTACCTTGAGTTTGATGGTGCTAACGACTTTATGAGCTGCATAAACAATTCTATTGATGGTAGCGATGGTCTTAATCACGAATACACAATTATTTGGGTAGCTAAACCGACAAGTGAAGCAAATTCTTCTTTTTTAAGTAAAAATGGTGGAGGAACTAATATACAAAGAATAAATATTAATGTTTCAAGAAATATTAATGATATTGTCATTAGTGGTTTTTTGTATGACCCTCAGGGTGAGGAGATGGAATTGGATTCTGATTACGAGTACGGAACTTCAGTAGTTGGATTTGACTTTCACAACAAAGGATTTCACCTGTTTGCAAATCAAACACAAATAGGACACGATAATGAAAGCGGTTGGCTGCACAGCAATTGGGTTTTTGGCGACACTTCTCCTATTGTATTAGGTGCTAATAAATACATATCACCAACAAACTTCTTTCAAGGTAATGTGCAAGAGCTTATAATATTTAATCACGATGCTGTTACTCACGACCAAGTAAAACAGATAAATAGATACTTACAACATAAATACAAAATATAATGCCTGATTATCAGTTAACAGACCACCCTTCAAATAGTTTTCAAAGCGTATATCAGCCAATAAAGTTTAATGCTAGAGCATCCACCACAAACAGAGATGCTTATGTAAGCTCAAAGGTTACTATAACGCCATTCGATAATATTACGGATGCAGAGTTGACAGACCAAAAAGTGTCTATTAGAGTGCAGCCTAGTATAAATATACCCAACTACAATTCAGCAGGTAATACTCCAAACAATAACTACCTGTATTACTCCATAGATGTTTCTTCAATATGTAGAGATTTCTTGTCATACAACCTAAGACCTTGTACTCACGATTTAAGCACAATGGTTAGAAGGGATATAACACAAGGTGAGATATCAAACAATGTATATCAGAAGTTCACTGTAACGTTTGAGTTAGAAGTTATATCTAATGGTCAGCTAACTCTTTCAGGAGAATCTGATTCAGGAACATTTATAGCAACAAATAGTGCTTTACTTCACGAGGAAGAACATTATCTTAACATTGGCGAAAAGCTGTTTAGTGATAATGATTTTGTTTATCAAGGTGGAGGTCTATCAAATGTGTACTTGCATGGTGCGTTCTCACTTAGGGGTCTTAGCAGACAAAAGTATTTAACTACTAAGCCAACAAGTTATAGAATTATAGGTGTAGATGAGTGTGAGTATTTGTCATTCTTAAACTATGATGACGGAACTGATATTCGTGCTATTATTAGATTTTACGGTTTTAATGGTAGTCTAATAGGTACTGACGTGTCAGGCTCAACCAACGCTTATACTATGACAATAACAAAAACCGTAGATGGTCAGGGAAATATTGGTAGTAACCTAAACTCTTGGGCAAATAGCGGTAGTACTGATGAGCAATTCTCTGTCTGTCAAATAGGTATAGGAACAAGAAACATAAAAGAAACAAATAGAGGAAGATTTAATGATGATTGTGCTGTTACGGACTTTACAAACATTAAGTTTTACGATGTATATACTGAAGTTGCACAGAGCGACCAAATAGGTGAAACTGTTAGATATTACATTGACCATAATAGACAAAGAGTTGATGGTGTTAGGTTTCATTGGCAGAACAGACTAGGCGGTATAGACAGCTACACTTTTGACGGAACATTTAGCGAGGGCATAAACATATCTTCTAAATCTTACGAGCAAAGCATATATCCTGACTTTAGAGGACAGCTAGGTCAGTCAACAGGCGACACTAAGGTTAATATTGGAGATAACCCATTATATGCAGAAGATTATGGTGCTTTAGTTCCTAGAGTAGCAGGTCTTACTGATGATAAATACCCTTCTGTTAGAAAGTCGCAAGTAAAGGCTGTAAAGGAAGGAACTGCTGTTTCAAGACCTTATGGTGTTGGTGAGCAGGATATGTTTGAGGATTTATTAGCATCACCAAATGTATGGATAGAGAAAGGATGGGTAGGCAAAGAAGTATTTAGAGAAAGTTTTGACTATGCAGATTTTGCTGCTTATAATACAGAATGGCTTGCTAGTGGTGGAGGTTCAGGAGATGTATCATTTAGCACAACAGATGGTCAGTTGTCAGGAACAAAAACTATTGTAATTGGTAATAATGCAGGGAATGACGAGCTTTTTTCTTATCACAGAAAAGCTATACCCTACAATCCTAAAAGTATTTACGAAATAGAGATAAGGATGAAAAGTAGCGGAACTAGCAACGGCACACATTACTGTGGGTTTGTTGGACTTGCTGCTGATGGAACTACACTAATAAGCTCTAATGGAACAACAAACTCAGCACCCGCACACTATGTTACGCTAAGTAATTACGACCAAACTGCTAATGATAGATGGGAAACATTTAGAGGTTACGTTTCAGGGAACTCTGATTCGTACACATCAAACTCACAAGACCCTAATAACCCGTCAACAGCTTACACGGGTGTAAGATATATAAAGCCAATGTTCTTGGTTAACCACGATGACCAAAGTGATATTACTCAGATAGACTACATTGTGGTAAGGGAATATCAAACAGACATACCTAACTCTAAAGGTTGGTATTCTACACTAAATAGAAACTACTATGTTCCTGTTGTAATTAAGGATGCTAGTGTTACTACGTTTGACAATGAGAACCTGCAAAGATGCACAGTAAATTATATAGAAAGTAAAGCTAAAAGAACCATACAATAATGGCAGAAATAAGAGTTGAGTTAAGAGATTTTACAGATGGCATATTAGGTAATCTTGATATTACATCAAGCGATGACTTTCCTTTGTCGTTGACTTATCAGAATTTTGACATAAGGGATTTTAATTCAAGAAATGGTAGCTTTAGTAAAACCTTTAAAGTTCCCGCAACAAAAAACAACAATAAACTTTTTAATCATATATATAAAGACGGTAACGTTGATATAAAAAAAATCAGAAAAGATATACCCGCCTGTATATATTCTGACAACCTTCCTATAATGTACGGAACTCTTAGAATGAGTAAAATTAATAAACAAAAGGATGTGTTAGAGTATGATTGCATATTCTTGGGCGATAATATGGATTGGGCAAACGGACTAAAGAGTTTAGAGTTAAAGGATATGAAGTTTAGCAGTAGTCCATACTCAGATTATCTTAGCTTGTTGAATGGAACTATAACTCCAACATATCACACGTTTGTTAATGTTCAAGATGTAACTCAGCATCCAAGTTTTGATACTGATTATGTTAAAAATCAAGACAAAATTATATACCCATTACTTTCTGTTGGTGAAGGAGTAAGTCCAAAAGACCACGTTACTGATTTAGAATTTGTGCCTTGTGTTTATCTAAAAAATATTTGGGATAAGATTTTTCAAGGTCAAGGATATGAGGTTAATAGTGAGTTTTGTGATAGTCAATTTTTTAAGTCATTAATTATACCCTTAGAGTTTGAAAAGAATGGTGAACAAGTAAATCTTAGAAACGGAAAGATAGAAAAGAATGATTCTCCTGAGCAAATTTCAAGTTATTATGCAAATCAACCTCAATCAGAAGTAGAATCAAGAGCAGTTGGAAACCCTACAATAAATAAAAGAAACGGAAATGTTGTTGGTGGTACAAGTATTGACGTTCCAAATGTTAATATTACAACAGCACAATACGCAAGATACGCTTTTTATGGTAATGACTTTGTTGACCCCGCAGACATAAACCCTAATGTTTCGAGTAGCTATCAAGGAAATGTTAGAACAAATAATAGTGGATTAGGAAGCTCGATGGTTGTTGTCAACAATAGCGGTTTACACGAATTAACTTGGAATGTAGATGTTGAGGTTGGTTCTGCTAGTTTTAATGCAAATATACTTGATGAAACTGTTGAAATAAAAATACACGCAGAAGTTTGGAAAACTAACTTAACAGATGATTCTTCTGATTTATATTATGATGATGTAGAGGAAGCCTTAACAAGAACAACAGGCTCAAGACTTATTTGGAAAAGTGATACAAGAACACATAACATTGACGAAGATGATGATGTAAAAATATTTGAAGAAAACTTTTCGGGAGATTTTACCACAATACCAACAAACACATCTGAATCGTATTTATTTGTTGTAGTTCCTAGACTGACCGATTATGCAGGAGGTAATGCAGGAAGTATGATTACAAAATATATTGGGGGAACTTTTGAAATTACAGGTGCATCACAATTTTCAGTAGGAGAGGAGATTCCTGAAATACAATATATGCTACCTGACGGGAAGCAATCTGATTTTGTTGCAGGTGTATCTCAAATGTTTAATTTACAATTTAAAACTGATTCAGCAGCTAAGATTGTAAGTGTAGAGCCTTATGATTATTTCTATTCTTTTAATAACGCTTATGATTGGACTGATAAAATAGATTACTCGAAAAATACAAGTGAAGACTTTATATACGATATAAAATCTAAAATTATATTTAAGTATAAGGATGCTAGTAATGATGCTTTTCTTGAAAGATATAACAAAAGAAATGATGTTGATTGGGGTGCTTATAAAGAAATTAATACAACGGGTGAGTTTTTAGAAGGTGAATTTATTGTTGAGAACAAATACTTTTCACCATCATTTAATTGGTATGAGCCTGATTATATAGACGATACATCATCTTCATTTAGCGTTACTAACACTCCTTTAATACCAATTTATCATAAAGATTTTAGCAATATAAATAATAACGCACCATCAGCAGAAAGGGCAGAAAAATCTTATGCTATTGGCTCAAGAATATTGTTGTTAAATCCGCCGAATCAATATATGTCAACTGCTAATAAAACAAAAAATGTTGGTCAAAATGGCTCTTGGCAAAGGTATCATCAAGCCACAAATAATGATTTATCTGCCGAAAGCACAAACAAATTTTTATTTACAAAAGCAGCGTTTATAAATTTAAGTGCTTCAGATTATGATGAAACTACCACATATAGAACAAGAAAGTATTTAAGTATGGGAACATACAATGGTTCTGAAGTCTTTATAGACAACAATCTTTCTTTTTCAGACGTAAGTCAAAAATTGTACTTGAAAGATGCAGGTGGTGCTACAAATTCCACAATAATTCAAAAAGGATTGTTTAGTAACTTTTATAGTAAAATGATAAAACAGTTAAAACAAAAACCAAGAATAAAGGTTGTGTATATTAATTTGAGTTACTCTGATGTGTGCAACATAGATTTTAGTAAGCTAGTAGTAATAGATGGTGTTTATCACAGAATAAATAAAATAGTGGATTTTCAGCCACACAAAAAAGAATCAACAAGAGTTGAGTTAGTAGATTATTACAACTTAGGTTACGATGCCGAAACAGTTGGAAATGTTATGGATTTAGTTAATGATATAAACTTATAATGAAAATAATAGGAGATTTTTCTAATCAAAAACAAATACTTCAAAGCAAGGAGGGTGAAAAGGTTTATTGTACCGTTGAAGGTGTGTTGCAAGAGGTTGTTTATTCTAAGGTTAATGAAAACCAATCAGAGTATTACGAGAATGTTAGGTTGACCAAGCAGTCAAGATTAAGGTTGCAGCAATCATCTACATCTCAAGCATCTTTTAATATATCACAAAGAGAAGATGATTTAACGGTATATCCAATTTACGTTTTTGATTATTCAAAGTTAATAATTGAAAGAGGTGGTATAGTAGAGTATTGGGGTAGTTCTATTGGCGATTTACATTTAGAACAAACAACAGAAGTCAATAAGCCAATATTGGGAGAGTTTGCAAATGGAGTAAACGGATTTTCTCCATTATACTTTAATAGGTCTAACAGTAGTTTTATGAGTTTAAATTCACCAATAACAATTACGGGAGATTTTACTATGTTTTTTTACATAAATCCAATAGCAATACCTAATCATAAACAATATAGGTTGTTAGGTAAAAGTGATGACAATGATATGTATTTATCAATAGGAGAATCGTACAATGAATCTTACAACTTGAGTTTTTCTTCTAGTAGCGAGGTTGTAGTTAGCACAACAGGATATTGGCAACCTAGTAGTAGGAAATTACTTATTACTATTCAAAGGAATAATAATAAAATATACATAAGGGAAAACGGTACTCAAGTGTTCAATGGTGTAATACCAATAACAGATTTTACCTTTGACCAAATAGGAAAAATAGGAAACATATCAATACCAACTTTTAATGGTTCTATATATCATTTTTCCGCATACAATGGTTATTTATATGAAAACCTAGATAAACTTGAAAACTCAATAATAAAAAATTCAGAATTAGCAAAAGGATAATGAAGAACGTTTTAAAGACATTTGATAGGGCAATGAATGACATTGGCAAGAAACTTGTTAGAGGTTTTAGAGGTGAGTTGGAAGACCAAAACTCCATTGCTACGGGTAAGTTATTTTTTAGCTTAAAAGAAAACGTTGAATATAATGCTGATGAAGCTGACTTAATTATAACAACTGATGCTGATTATGTTGATGTTGTTAATGATGGCTCTAAGCCTTTCTTTCCAAACGTAACAGCTATAAAAAAGTGGATAGATGCTAAAGGCATAAGTTATAGCGATGAAAACGAGAAAGAACTAATTGCTTATAACATAGCAAAGAAAATAGCAAGAGAAGGACTACCTTCTGCGGAGGGTTTAGCACAATCAAATAATAATCGTAAAACAAAGTTTATTGAGCAGGTTGTTGAAGCGTACAGAAGAACAAATGACAATTCAATACACAAGGCAATAGGACAAGACATAGATAATATATTTAAACAATTACCAAAACAAATATAATGGCAAAGAAGCAATCAGTATATCAGATTAAAGTATTAGGACTTAATGATATTAAATCGTTAAATACCGAGATAACTAAGTTAAATGGTAAATACGATGAATTAAGCAAGGAAAGCAATAAGGCTTCAAAAGCAACAGGAGATGTTGGTAAAACTTCAAAAAACACATCTGTTGGTGTTGTAGGTATGACAAAAGCAATAGGTGCTGCTACTGTTGCTTTAGTTGCTTTCAATAAAGTTCAACAATTCGCTAGAAAAGAACTGCAACAGGCATTTAATGTTTTCAAAGGTTATGAGTTTCAGATGCAAAAGGTAAAAGCAATATCAGGTGCAACAACAACTGAATTTACCTCACTAAACAAAACTGCACAAGAGCTAGGTCGTTCAACGTTCTTTACAGCAGAACAGGTAGCTGCATTACAACTTAACTTCTCAAAGCTAGGTTTTACAGCTTCAGAGGTTTTAAATGTTCAACAAGCTGCTTTATTAGCTGCCACAGCTACGGGAGAGGATTTGGCAAGAACAGCAACAGTAATTGGTTCTACTATTAGAGGTTTTGGTTTAGATGCTAGTGAAGGTGCAAGAGTAGCCGATGTTATGGCAGCTTCATTTACAAGTTCTGCACTTACACTTGAGAAGTTTCAAACATCAATGACAAAGGTTTCTCCTGTTGCAAAACTTCTAGGTATGGACTTAGAAGAAACCACTTCTATTATGGGTGTTCTTACAGATGCGGGTATTGAGGCATCTATTGCGGGTACATCACTTCGTAACATATTCCTTAAACTTGGCGACCCTTCATCTGATTTAGCCAAGTCTATTGGCTTTACGGTAAACTCAGGAGAAGATATGGTTCGTGAGTTTAGAAGAATGAGGGATGAAGGTGTTAACGTAGAAAAAATGCTAAAGGTTGTAGATGTAAGACAGGTGGCTGCTATATCTACAATGATAGAGCATATTGATAAGATAGAAGAACAAACGGAAGCGTTTAGAAATTCATCGGGTGCTGCTTCTGATATGGCAGGAATTATAGGTGATTCATTGCAGGGTGCTGTTCTAAGGTTTCAGTCAGCTATTGATGGATTAAGAATTGTTTTTATTGATTCTTTCGCACCTGCTTTACAACAGTTTATTGATGGCTTCGCTTCATTCTTCAATAGTGTTGCTAAATTCTTGGAAACACCTTTGGAAGAACAATTAGCTAGAGATGCTCACAATATGGATGTAATGTTTCAAACCTTACAAAGAACAAATATAGAGCAAGAAACTAGAAATAGAATAATAGGGAGATTAAATAGAGAGTACAAAGATTATCTTCCTAATTTATTGGATGAAGAATCTACTTTGGAGGATATAAAGATAGCTCAAGATGCAGCAAATAAATCTATGGAAACTCGCATAAATATGATGGCTGCTGAATCTAAATTGTTAGAGATTAAAAATAGACAGCTTGAATTAGAAGCTGAAAATGTTAAGTTGTTTGTTGAAGAAACTGATTTGCAAAATAAAATATTAAAAAGAAGTGCTGTTACAAATAAAGTTGCATCTGAATCACTACAAGGTGTTGATAACGAAATGTCAAACCTTAATCTATCACTTGATGAAAATACAGAAAATCAAAAAAGAAACAGGCAAGAAGCTGTAAATCTTAAAAAAGAATATGATGTTTTAATTAAAGCATATTCCAACTTAGGCGGTTCAGTTGAAGATTTAATTGTCAAATCAACAGGTGGTGATGGCGGGATTGAAGTTCCACCTGTAATAGGTTTGCCTGACGTTGGCATTGTTTCAGATAGGATGCGAGAAATAGAAAATGCGATAGCTGATAAAACTTCTGATTTGCAACAACAATATGTAGATGGCAGGATATCAACCGAAGGGCAGTTGCAACAAGCTATATTTGATATGAAGTTTGAGATGTATCAAAAAGAACTAGAACTTGTCAATATGTCCTCCGTTGCACACAATGAAGCAGCAGAAAAGCTACTTGCTTTAGAGGTTAAGAAAAGAACAGAGCAGCAAAAGTCTTTTGAATCTGCTAGAGATGGATACGAGAAAGAGCAACAAGCGTTAGCGTTGTTGCAGCAAAAAGAGGATGAAAAAATACAAAATATAATATTAAATGCTCGAACAGCAGAAGAAGCACTCGCTAATCTACTAAGTATGAAGGTTAATGAGATACTGTTAGAGGCAATGTCATCACTTTGGAAAGACGGTTCTATTCCTTTCTTGGCAAAGGTTGGTTTGGCTGTTGGTATGAAATCTTTAATAACGCCTTTAATTAACAATCTTCTAGGAGGTGGCGGTGGCGGTTCATCTGATACGGAAAGGTATGGAGAGCAGGGCGGTGAGTTTGAGCAAGGCGGTCTTACAAGAGGCGGTATGTTTCAAGGTGCATCACACGCTAATGGCGGTGTTAAATTTAGAGTTGGTGGTAGAATACACGAAGCAGAAGGTGGTGAAGCAATTATCAACAAGAAATCAACAAGTATGTTTAGACCTGTGCTATCAGCAATAAACAGTTACAATGGTAATGGTGTTAAGTTCGCTGATGGTGGTTTACTCAATAGTGGAGAGAAGTTTGCGATGGGTGGTGAATTAAGGTCTGCACAACAATTAATAAGCGGAGGAATGGGAAGTTCTAAGGTTGTAATCGTAGAAAGTGATATGACAGATGTGCAGAATAGAATATCTGCTATTGAAAGTCAGGCTACTTTTTAATATATTTGCATATGATAAGACAGAATAGTGCTGATATTGTTGATGAGTTCATAGACATCATATACAATGAAGTCAAAGCACGATACTCTGAGGAAGCAGGAATAAAGAATGTCCTGAACCATCTATCAGAGAAAGGTCTTATTGAGCCTAGAAAGCTAAGGGATTATATGATAATAAGAGATTTTGACAGAATACTCTTGGAGAATGACAATAACTATACTTATACCTATATGGATATATCTATTAAGTATGATGTGTCAGAGAGAACTATACAGAATATAATCTACAAGCACAAGCGTAAATACAACAAGGATTACAACATTAGGTAGTTTTGACCATTTCTGCGAAAGATATTAACTATTAATAATTAAATTTGCAAAATGAACAAATGGTATTCAATAGAAAATAAAGCGGATAATAACGTAGAAATATCTATCTATGATGAGATAGGTGATTACGGTACGTCTGCTAAAAACTTTATAGAAGAAGTAAAGGCTGTTGGAACTGCTGACATCACATTACGCATCAACTCTGTTGGTGGTAGTGTATTTGATGGTTTAGCTATTTACAATACTTTACGTTCTCACAATGGATATGTAAACATTAAGATTGAAGGTTTAGCTGCATCTATATCAACTGTCATTGCTATGGCGGGAGATAACATTGAGATGTCAGAAAACGGATTCTTTATGATACACAATCCTTTCGGACAATCGGCAGGTGAAGCAGGAGATATGCGTAAGACTGCTGATTTACTTGACAAGATAAAAAATGAAATTATCGAAATATATTCTAAGAAGTCAAACCTTTCGTTTGAAACTCTTTCTGATATGATGGATAAAGAAACTTGGTTGTCTAGTCAAGAAGCAATGGACTATGGCTTTATAGATACAATTACAGAGCCTATGAAAGTTGCAGCATCTTTTGACTTATCTAAGTTTACAAACGTAAACGAGAAAGAAGTTAAGGATAAATTAGAATTAATTACTAACAAAAAATCAATTAAAATGACCGAAGAATTAAAAACTTGGTTCAACGGTGTTAAAGAGGAAATCTTAAACGCTGTTAAAGGAGAGGAAGTTTCTACTCCTGCTGAAGAAGTTTCTATTTCTATTTCAGATAATGAGGTTATCGTTAACAAGTTCGAAGAGCTTGAGGAAAACGCTAAATCTCTAGTAGAAGAAAAAGAAGAATTAGCAGGTCTTGTTGGAGAAAAAGAAAGCGTTATCGCTAACTTAGAAAACAAGGTTGCTGATATGGAAGCTAAACTAGCGAAATTAGAAGCTACTGAAACTAACGTAGAAGCTGATTCTGACCCTGCAATCAACGAAAATGATGTTGTAGTAAACAAGTGGGATGCTTTTGCTAAATCAATTTTAAAATAATAAATTAAAAAAAATGGCAATACAATTAACAAGTTTACCAACTGTTGAGCAGTATGACGTAAACAGAAGCATTATCGAGCCTATCTTTATGGGTCAGGATTATATGCAATATATGGAAGTATTACCTAACATTAAAGGTACTACTGTAATAGACAAATTCAACCAATTAGGAAAGATTACTAAGGCTTTCACTAATGGTGCTTTCTCTGCTGAAGCTGATGCAGACAAAGGTGCTACAATCACAATCACTCCTTCTCGTGTAGAAGCTGAGGTTGAGTTTAGAGCAAACGAGCTTTTCAATAAAATGAAAGGTCAATTAATGAGAGGTCAGCACGACTTTGACAACGTTGACGGTACTATCGTTAAGAACATTCTTCTTGACTTAATCGGACAAGGTGTTAAAGCTGACTTTAACCGTCAAGTATGGTTAGGAGATGTTGATTCTGCTAACGCTGACTACGGTATTTATAGTGGTATTTTCCAAGCTGCTAACGATGGTGGTGCAACTGAATTAAATACTATCACAGATATGAATCAAACTGAAGATGAAGTTTTAGCTGCGGGTAACGGTGTTAAGATTCTACAAGGATTATATGATGCTGCTTCTCCTGAGTTATTAGAAGCAGGAAATCACGTTTTCTTCGTATCAGGTGATATCGCTGATGACTATATGGCTTCTACTTTAGAATCTTCAGGTTATGCAGCAGCAGGTTACGGTGCATTGGTAAACGGTGTTCCACAGTTAACTTACAGAGGTATTCCTTTAGTAGTTCGTAGAGATTGGGATGTTCATATCGCTGCTGACTTTGCTAACATTAATGGCTCAGGTGCTGCTAATGAAACTTATAGAGCAATGTTAACTACAAGAGATGCTTTCGTTGTGGGAACTGACTTTGATGAAAACTCTGTTGAGCAATGGTATTCACAAGATAACAAGGCTTACAGATTCAGAGTATCTTATATGGTTGGTGTAGCATTAAAAGATGCTAAATTAGCTGTATTCTATACACCTGACGCAATTTCATAATTTAACGGGGGATGAAATACTCCCCCTTAAATATTTTTAACTTTTAATAACACAAGAAAATGGCAATCGAAAATTTAAGTATAGCACACAGCGATTTAGAAATCAGAGGTGGTTTGCAGTATGTAGGTTTGATGTTAAGAGGTAGTTTAGGTGCTGTAACATTTGATACGGCAGGTGATGACCACAGCGTTGCTTTGGCTTCTAATGACGTATTTCAGTTGTTTGATTTAAAGCAGGGTACAGGCTCTCTTAGTACAGCAGGTACTAAAGAAGGTGGTACTATAATGTTTGAACACACAGTATCTTTTTACGTTCCTAGCATTTCAACTTCACACTTGAGCAACTTAGAAACATTACTAAATGAAAATTTAGTTGTTTACTGTCAAGATTATAATGGTGGTAAATATGTATTAGGTGTTTCTGAAGCGTATGCCTTAGAGGATAGTACGGTAGGTAACATTCAAATGTATGCAAGAGTTTCATCTATTGAAGGTGGAACGGGTGCTGCTTTAGGTGATGAGAACGGTGTAACCGTAACAATCACTTGTTCAGCAGGTGAGCTTCCAAGAGTTTGTTCAAGTGCAATGACACTTGACACATCAGTCGGAACAGCAACAGTAGCTTAATATTAACTAAAAAGGATAGGTTAGGGCGATTTGCCCTTTCCTTCTTTTTTTATTATACTTGCAATATGTATAAATCTAAACTAAACAAAGGAACAACTTTTTTTGATGGATTCAAAGTAAGTTGGTCTAAGGCAACTCAAGCAGAACTAAAGAAAGTTTACGACTTGGGATTTACTAATTTTGTAAGCAAAGAAGATGCAAAACCAAAGAAAACCAAAGCAAAGGCACAAGAAGAATCAGTTAAAGACAACTCAGACAAAGAGTAGTTTTAACACTAAATATGCTTTTGTAAACCTATCTACTCCAACGGTAGATACTGAGGTTAAAGACTTAGACAGATTAAGAGAAGATTGGATTCCTTTTGGAAAAGACAATCTATTTCCACAATATCTAGCTGAGTTAAAAAGACAATCTTCTACACATCGTTCTGTATTAGCACAGAAAACTACATTCACTACGGGTGGTGGTTTCTTGACTTCTAACGAATCATTAGCTGATTTCATAGAAGATGTTAATGCTAACGGAGAAAGTCTAAAGGACTGCTTTAAAAAACTAGCAGACGATTATTATACTTATGGTAACGCATACCTAGAGGGTGTTGTATATGAGGGTGGTGTAAACTTCTATCATAAAGATGCTTCAACAGCTAGACTAGCTAAAAACAAGAAGCACGTTTTCTTCAATCCTGATTGGGAAAACCATAAGAAAAACCAAAAGACACAAAGAATACCAATCTATCCGCAAGTATCAGCTAATAGATTTATCATACATTATAAGGATTACGAAAGTACATTTAACTTTTACGGATTACCTGATTATGTAGCTGCATTAGAACACATAGCAATAGACTATGAGATTGGTAAATTTAATCACACATCATTTAAGAACGGATTTAGTCCTTCTGCTATTGTTACCGTTAACGGTGATTTTGGTGAAGCAGAAGCAGAGAAGTTTGTTGAAACTGCCAAAGATACATTAACAGGTAGTGGTAACAACTCAAAGATATTATTCCTTGTAAAGAACGGTGAGGACAGTAGAGGTACTGACGTTCAGATTATAAGCAACAAGGAAGATGGTGATTTCCTAGATTTACAGAAGTTAACTGACCAAAACATAATTACTGCTCACAGATGGCAACCTGCCTTGAGTGGTATCGTATCATCAGGAAAGATGAACAATACGGGTAGTGAGATTAGAATAGCTTATGACTTAGCTATGTCAACTGTTATTAGAGATACTACTAACATCTTATTAGACCCTATAAAGAGAGTTATTTCTGCTGAGGTAGGAATTGATACGGATGACCTAACAGTCGCTTACGAGCCACCTATTTCATTCTTATCGGACATTGACCCTAAGCAAGTATTGACTATCAATGAGCAAAGAGCAATGCTTAATAAAGACTTAGAAGATATTGAGGATGGTCATATGCTCTTATCAGACAGACAGACAATTAGAGTAGAACGAAACGAAACACAAGACTAATATGGCAAATGTAAGACAATACAACAAGTTTGTAACAGCATCAGAGGTTATATCAACTTCATTTACTAATCAAGCAACAGATACTGCTTTGATAAGTGATGCTATACTTGAAATTGCTGAACTTGCACACATTAAGCCTGAGCTTGGATTAGATATGTTTGAGGAGTTAAAGACACAACACCATAATAGCACTTTGACAACTGCGAACTCTGACTTGTTAACACACTACCTAAAACCTGCATTATGTTGGTTTGTTAGGTTTGAGGTTATGAACGAGATACAATACAACACAACATCGGCAGGATTAGTTGTTAACGTTTCCGATTTTAGCACGCCTGCAAATGTAGAGCAGTTCAATCAAATGAAAAGCGACACATTTAGAAAGGCTAAAGTATTGTTGGATGATATGATTGCTTATATCACTCACGATGACCAATTAAACGATTACCCTTTGTACGGACACGATGGAGATAGCTCAATGCCTGATACGGATATAGCTAGTAAGTTAAATGGAATAATATTCTACTAATGGATAACGCAGTAACAGAAACAGTAAAGAAGGGTCTTAAAAACAAGGTTACCGAACACAACGAGGATGTGAAGGACTTGAAGGTTGATTGGAATCCAAAAGTAACTTACAAGAAGTTGGAGAAGGTTTTTGAAAGAGGTTTGGGTGCTTATGAAACAAACCCTGAATCTGTAAGACCTAACGTTACAAGTCCTGAGCAATGGGCATACGCAAGAGTAAACTCTTTTCTTTATGCTATGAAGAAGGGTAAGTATAGAGGCGGTAAACACGATACTGATTTGTTACCGAAAGACCATCCAATTAAGGAATCTATGAAGGATGTAGAGAACGGTAAAGTAAGAAAAAATGAGAAATGTGCTGATGGATATGAGCATCAAATGCCTGATGGCTCTTGGATGTGCGGTAGAGAACACGGTGGCGATGGTTATAACTCCTACGATGGTTTTGACGAAAAACAAGTTGATTTATTGGATTTAATAAATGAGATGGCGGGTGAACTTATATCTGAGTTAACTAAAACTAAAAACGCTTTTACTCAAGAGGAGATTGATGAAACATATACAGAGTACAAGAAAGCTGTTAATATGAGTTACTCTGAGCTAAAGAGATGGTCGGAGAGCAAGTGCAGTAAGAAGGCTAGTATAGGCACAACTGCAATAAACAGAAACTTAACTTTGCTATCAAAGAAGAAAGCAGATTGGACTTCTGCAAATGCTACTGAAGCAAGAAAAGCTATTGCGTATATTGCAAGAGCAACTAAACAACCACAAGGCAAGAATGTGAGTAAAGAATGCCCTTACTCCAAAAATTACATTGCTTTAAAGAATTGGGCATACGATAGAAACAAATAAAATAATATAAAATGGCAACAGGATTTTTAGATGATAATGTATCGTTAATGCGAATGGTAGGTCATTCTCCTAGTAGTGATGTTCAAGTATTTACTACTGCTGCTCAAACAGGCAAGAACTATTACTGCTTACACTTCCCTGTGGAGAGTGTTATAGCTAGTATTACTGCTGACGAGTGTACGGGTGAAGATGCTCTACAAACAACTGTACCTGCGGGAACTACATTGTTCTTAGGAAAGGTTACAGCGATTACATTGACAAGTGGAATTTGCATAGGATACACGTCTTAATATGGCTAGTAACGAACATAGTAGTTTAGAGGATTCGCAACTGCACGTTCCTAAAGGCTTTAGTACAGCTAGTAATGACACTTTGCTTACTAAGAACTCTAGCGGTGCTTTACAATGGCAAGATGACAATTTAAGGAAAACTCATTTTGTTCGTGTTAGTGGATTGTTAGATAGAGTAAGAAGGGTAGATGAACACGCACCTGCTTATGGAGGTAACATTACCTATTCTTGGTCGTCAGTCGTTACTGACCCTACTGCTGATGCACAAGACGCACTACAACAAGCACAGCTATATTGCACTAGAGATGGTTTTGTAAACTCTTTTAGTGGATTAGTTGGAGGAACAAGTGGTAAGACTGTAAGTTTTAAAGTATATAAAGGTACTCCTTCTGATGAAAGTTCTGCTGCTATCGACCTTACACAACTAGGCGATACTGCGAGTGAAACTTTAGGAGGTGATACCACTACCGACTTCTTCTCAACTACATCTTTGGGTAGTAGTGCTACCTTTGCAGCAGGTGATGTTCTTATCGTTACAGTAGCACCGTCAACAGCAGATGAAACAACAGTAAGGTTTAACGCTACTATGGAGGTAGTATATACATCGTAATATGTTAGGATTAAGTTTAGCAATTAGAGTAGGTAAAAGAGTATTAGGAGGTCTGATAGATTCTTTAATGTCGGCTGTTAAGGGTCGTGCTACTTATAGCGAGAATATTGCTGATAGTAAGCAAGTAGTTAAGGATATTGATAACTACGAGTTGCTAGACAAAGCATCTATACTACTTACACCTACTGCATATAGTGATGCAAGGGTACACTCTGTAAAGACTTATACAGGTGATGAACTTGTAACTAATGGAACTTTTGATACGGATTTAAGTGGGTGGACAGGTAATGGTGTTTACGATAATGGTAGGGCAAGAGTTGATATTATTAGTGGTGGATATGTTCAAATTCAGCAAAGTTTTTCTTTTGTTGATGGTAATACATATAAGTTATCTTTTAATGTAAACGGAACAGATGGCAAACAGATTAGAACACAAGACAATGGTTCTAATATAGGTGGTTTAACTACATCAAATGGTACTTGGGATTTAAATGGTAGTGAGCAACAATTTGAAGTTGTTTGGACTGCTAACGCTAATTCTAACGCATTAATATTTGCAAGGGCAGGGACAGGTGATTGGAGTTTTTCAATAGACAACGTATCAATAGTAGATGTATCATCAGACTTTGACTTCGATAGAGCAAGTAGTGCTACAAGAATAAACTCTGATGGTTTAGTACAAGATATGCAGAGTATTACTGACCCTGAATTAGTACTTAATG